TAGTTCTTCAGTAAGTTCAAAGTCGTAACTAGTAAGTTTGAGAACCGCCTTGACGTATTGTAGCCCGGCTAAACTTAATCTAAGGCTTGTATCGTCTGTGGGATTCTTCCACCAACGCATTTGCATATCGGTAACATGGCCATTAGCAATGTCGGCCTGTTGGCAAAAGATTTTTGTTAGCTGGCGTTGACTATAACGCTTAAGGGAAGATTTGTTCACCCTGTTTTAATAAGACAACGCTAAATTTGGTAGTCTTAAATAGTGTGTTTAATTTTTTGCAAAGGTTAATTGCATGTCCAGAGTTACTAAAACTTACCTTTTTGTATTTTGGTCCTGGGTACGCAATTAATACGTTGGCTGTTTTCAAATTGATAGGTTGGTTGTCATAAAAGACCGCCCAGATACCTTCAGACGCTAGCACTTGCTCGCTCTTATAAGTTGTTTTGTTTACGTGGTCTAACAACACCGTTGGCTTTGGTCTAGACATTTTTACTATCCTTGATATACATTTTATTTATGCTAATAATATACGCAGTTTATTTAAATCCACCGCCATCCATGCTGATATTAAGGCTTGTGCTACTAGTATCTACATTCTTGCTTAAACTAGCAATAGTGGCCATTAAATCGTAGATTTCGGCGTGTAAACTGCGAGCTTCTTCGGCATTTAGGGTAACTAATTTGCCGTTACTTTGATTCATTGCCCGTACTCGATCGTTAAATTTTTTAATATGCAATGGTAAATTATTATCCATTTTTTAACACTTCCATAACTTTATGTCGTTTAAATTCTTCGTACATTTCTTCTTCTACTATAGCAATAGCTTGACTAACATTGCCGCTACCTTTAATGTATGCTTCTTTAATTTGTTGTTCTATAGTTTCAGCATCGCCCATCGGAAAGCAAGTAGCGTTCCATAGTAGCTCGTTAGCATCTTCGGGGCTAATATTAGGCCAATGCTTTTGTACCAACTCGACCCAGTTCATTGACTGTTAGCTTCCTTCATCGCTTCTACCATGCGTTCCTGTGTTTTAAACGGACCTTGATATTCATAACGATTTAATGTAATAAGTTTAGGGCAGTATGCACGAACCCAAGTTGAACTAAATTTAATAATATAATGCCCGGCACAAAAGAAACTCTTAGATTTTGCACCTTTGGTATAAATAGGCAAATAGCGTTGAACGTCTAGTACTTCGTTATGTGGTCTACTTGCGGCGGGGAATCCGTATACATCGTAAACGTCTAGCTTTTCTTTTTTAGGCTTTTCTGCTTTAACAAATTCGATATTGTATTTCTTTTGCAGTATCTTAATAGATGGAAATGCTTCACGTTGGTCGTCGTGTACATACACAACACCACCTTCATCAACGCTCATAATGTTCCCGACTTTAGTACCTGCGGATTCAACAATCCACATTTTATTCTTTACAATAGGCTTTGCAATTAATTCTGTCATACAAGTATTCCGATCATTAAAATATAAGTTAGTGCGTGTAAGTATTGATCAAATCCTAACAACACCCAAAACTTTTCACTGCTATCGGGTCTCCACCCAAATTTGTTGTTTAACTTCATCTTAGCCCAGTCAACATGATAATGTACAATCATATCAAATACAGCAAAGATTAATGCTAGCTCAACACTAATCCAAAAGAAACAAAAATAAGTACCAATGCCGTGCAAGCCAGCATGTATGATACCACCTGGGTGACCATAGGTACCTTTATTCTTCCATTGATATTCCCATTGTAGAGGAAAATCTACAATAAAGTGTTTAGTGAATAATAAAAATAAAATATAAACTTCGATCATTGTTTATATCTTTCTGCTCGCATATTGCGGCAAGCTTCTTTAACTTGTAAAGGATAATCTGGACTAATCTCAGCTATGGAGCAGTCATACTTTTTAATGCCGTGCATATCCTGGTTTGACATCAAAAGGCCAAACAAGATTATCATTAATACAGCAATGAGAAGTATTTCTCTTTTTCTCATTTTTTCCATAAAAAGTAATTAAGAGTAATAAGGGCAAGATCAAATGCTACTCCGGCCCAATCACCTTTACTAAAGTCTACTAATGTACACATAGCCAACCACCCAATAATAAACCAAGTGATTTGTGTGTAATTGCGGGTATACCAAGATACAAGTCCATTCATTTACTTCTCCTTATTTTGCCGCTGGGCGGCGACGTTCATTATGAGTGCGTTTTAATTCTTCCCACACACGATCTTTAATATCTCGACGAGCATAATACCAGTCTATTACAGTTGCCACAAGCATAGCACCAAAGAATCCAACAAATAATCCTACTGCTAAACCTAACGCAATATGAGCTAGTATCATTTTTCTGGATAACTCGCTTCTAAGAATCTAACATAACTATCAGACTGTTCTGACATTTTAATTAAATCGTACTTGCCGCACAATTTTAAGAACTGTGCGCCTACCATTGGGCGATTAAGTGGTACTGCACCGCTAGCAATAGTTTCTGCTATTTGAACTTTAACATCATCGGGTTGTGCAGTTAAATCTACTAGCGTTACATTACGAGCATAGTCATCTAAGACTCGGTGCTCAACTTCGTTGTGGTCTGTCCATCTCTGTAGCATGAGATTGTTCCATGCAAATCCTTTCGTCTCTCTGTCCGCGAAGGCTTCTTCAAGACCAACTTTATTTTTACTTCCCTTCTTCCTGACACCCGGATATGCCGAAAAGACATTGTCTGTGGGGTCACCACGCATGCATTTCTCGAAAAGAATCCACTTAGGGTCCGGAATGACTTTTGCTTCCTTAGTTTTTTTATCGACAACTGGCTTACCTTTTTTGTCGAAAATACCCGTAATAGTATGGAGCTCATCTGAAATTCCGTTGTATTGATTTACATTGTCTGCTAGTAACTGATAAAAGTCCGTATCACTACTTACAATAGTATGATGATCATCTGGGTGGCTTTGAATCCAGCCCGCAATTAAATCATCTGCTTCTAAGTTATCGTGGCGTAATACTGTGCAATTTGTTTTTGTAGCAAGGAACTCTTTAAGTGCGTCAAAGGTTTCCCAAAATAATTGATCTTCTTCTTGTTCTTTTTCTGTGAGTGCCGCACGTGCTACAGCACGGTTAGCTTTATAAGGTGCGTAAAAGTCTTTGCGCCAACTACGACCTTCTAAACAGAAAATAACATGGTTAGCTTTTTGATCTCTAAATGCTTTACTAACACTATTTAGCGTTACATGAATAGCAAAACCTAGCTTATCCCAAGTATCTGCTTGGCGGTGTGCCGCATGACGGGCACGGAAGAAAGTGTTTGCGGTGTCAACAAGTAGATATCTCATGTAGTAATAATAGCATATAATGACTAAGTTGTCAATAGCTTTTGGACATAATTTTGGAGTAAGAATTCGGACCAGGCTAAATGGGCATCTGCTCGAAAATGGTATGAATGCTCGTTTGCAGTTTTAAACCCACGAGCTTTTAACCAGTTATAATAAGTTAAATCTTCGTTGTATGGTCCGATGTAACAACCATTCCAATCAATTGGTTCTGCACCCAAATGCTTTAAGTTTTTAATATTATCAAACGATTGGAAAGCATTAAAGAATAAATGCGGTATGCTAGCATCTTCTAGTGCGGTGTGTAGGGTTGCAATACGTTCGTGAATATCAACAAGTTTCTTATTGATAATATCGGGTTCGTTTTGTTGAATAACCCATGCTTTATAACGATCTTTAAGTGCCGCCGGTACATCGTCGGTGCCACTAGCAGTTACTTGGTAGTCCTTACCTTCGTGCCACCATTCTTCACGTTCCCATGTAGACCATCCAATGATAACTAAATCGGGTTTGTGAGTAGGCATACCTTGTATACCCTGTAATCGGTCCCAAGTAGTTCTAAGTATACGATCATTACTACTAGCTGATTCGGCATCGCACTCTAGTATAGCACCTAGCTCATTGGCTATATTACAACCATAACTAACTCGAAGATTATCTGGGTGCGGTTTACGGCCTAGGCCATAGTAAAGGCCATCGTCTTCGGCAAATGCGTGTAAGTTTAATGCTTCTGCGCCAGCACTATGACTGTCACCGTTTACGTATAC